TCAGCCCGTAAAGCCCAGCTTGTAGCTAAGAAGTACAAAGCAGCTGGTGGTGGGTATAAGTAATGGCGCTAGCTAAAAGCCAACGTTCTTTAAAGGCTTGGGGCGACCAGAAATGGACAACCAAGTCTGGCAAGAAGTCGTCTGAAACAGGTGAAAGATACTTGCCTGAGAAGGCAATTAAGGCTTTGAGCCCGCAGGAATACGCAGCAACTACTAAGGCTAAGCGTGCTGGCAAGGCGGCTGGTAAGCAGTTTGTAGCCCAGCCAAAGAGCATTAAAGCTAAAGTAAAACCGTATAGGAAAGTCAAATGACAACATCTAGCACAACCGCTTTTAATTTAGACCTCAACGATTTGATCGAAGAGGCGTTTGAGCGTTGCGGGTTAGAACTGCGCACTGGTTACGATTTCCGTACTGCAAGGCGGTCTTTAAACATTCTGACAATTGAATGGGCTAACCGTGGTATTAACCTGTGGACAGTAGAGCAAGGTCAGATTGTAATGAATACCCAGCAGGCTTTGTATGCCTTGCCAATAGATACTATTGACATATTAGACGCAAGTACTCGTACTAATAACGGCAGTCAATCTAATCAGGTAGACATCAATTTAAGCCGTATTAGTGAGCCAACGTACATGACGATTCCTAACAAAAATACTACGGGACGACCTGTTCAGATGTTTGTTAATCGACAAAGTGGTGGCGTAGCAAGCACTCCACAGACTACTTTAGTTGGTGGTATTAGCTCTACAGATACCACAATTACTTTGGCAAGTGTAGCCAATTTACCTACTCAAGGTTTTGTTAATATTGAAAACGAAACCATTGCATATCAAAATATTGTTGGAAACCAAATTGTTAACGCTTGGCGTGGTCAAAACGGCACAACTGCAGCTGCCCATTTAACAGGCGTTAGCGTATTCAATAATCAACTTCCTTGCATCAATGTCTGGCCCACTCCAAATCCACCTGGAAACCAGTACACATTGGTGTATTACCGTATGCGCCGCATTCAAGATGGCGGCACTGGTGTCCGCACACAAGATATTCCATTCCGATTTATTCCATGTATGGTGGCTGGATTGGCGTATTACTTAAGCAATAAACTTCCTGGAGTTGATCCTGGTCGTGTGCCAATGTTAAAAGCAGAATATGAACAGCAGTTTCAATTAGCATCTGAAGAGGATAGAGAGAAAGCATCTATTCGTTTTGTACCTCGTAACTTGTTTTATTCATAATGCCTAGTCAGTTTGCTTCTGGTAAGTATGCAATTGCTGAATGTGACCGATGTGGTCAAAGATATAAGCTAAAAGAGCTTAGAAAGCTGACTATTAAAACTAAGCAAGTAAGCATTAAAGTATGTAAGGAATGTTGGGAACCAGATCAACCGCAGTTACAATTAGGTATGTATCCAGTTAACGACCCACAAGGATTGCGGGAACCGAGACCAGATGTAAGTTACCAAGTATCAGGTAACAGTGGATTGCAGATTAATGGAACAAATGATACAACCATACAGGGTGTTGGTTTTCCTGAAGGTGGAAGTAGAATATTTCAATGGGGATGGAACCCTGTTGGTGGCGCTAGAGATGACGGTTTAACGCCGAATGACTTGGCTCCATCTTGTTTGGTAGGTAGTGTAACAATAACGACAACTTAGGAGTTGAACATGTATAAATCAGGCGCAGATGGAATTGCAAAAAAAGGCAAGACCGAAGGTAAAAATTTAGGTGATAATGGTCCTAAAGTAATGGGTTTACAAGCCAAACCTAAAATGGGCGGCAAAGATCAAATGGACATGAAAAAGATGGGACGTAATTTAGCCAAAGTTAAAAACCAAGGCATGATGCGTAAATCTGGAAGGGGTAAATAATGGCTAATTATTCTAAAAAAGTAATGGGCAAGGAAGTCGGAGACGCTAAAGTCTACGCTCCTCCTCATACAATGAAGGGTAAAAAAATCTCTGCCAAGGGATTAACTTCCAAAGGTATGACTGGCGCTCAAGAAATGGATGATTTAAACATTTCGGTTGACGGTATTAGCAAAGGTAATGGCAAGCCCGTAAATCAATACGGCAAGATTGAGATGCGTGGTGCTGGTGCTGCGACTAAAGGTCGTATGTCTAGTGGAAAAATGGGCTAATGAATTACACGCAATTAACTGCAGCTATTAAAGGCTTTGCGGAAAACGACTTTCCAGCAACTGTAGGGTCGTTTACGTCTGCCGAGCAGATTGCCCGTTTTGTCCAGTTGGCAGAACAAAGTATCTATAACACGGTGCAGATGCCTGCGTTCCGTAAAAACGTTACAGGTAATATGACGAGTGGCAATAAGTACCTAGCAACTCCTCCTGACTGGCTGGCTACTTTTAGTATTGCAGTAATTAATGCGGCAAATGAATACCACTATTTGCTTAATAAAGATGTTAACTTTATCCGTGAATCTTTCCCAGATACGGACGCTTCTTTTTATGGCGAACCTCAGTATTACGCTGTATTTGACGATAACTCTTTTATTTTAGGCCCTACCCCAGACGCTAACTATGCTACAGAGCTTCATTATTTCTATTACCCAGAGTCAATTGTGACGGCTGGAACGTCTTGGTTAGGTACAAACTTTGACTCGGTATTACTGTATGGTGCATTATTGGAAGCGGCTAATTTTATGAAATCCGATGCCGATGCAGTTAATCTATACAAAGAACGTTATGGCAGAGCCATGGCAGAACTAAAACAATTAGGCGATGCAAAAGAACGTCAAGACGCCTACAGAAGTGGACAAGTGAGGTATCCAGTCAAATGATTAGCGTACACGGATTAGGTGAATCCAGCGGGATTCAAGTATTTACTAAAGACCACGGCGGCTTTACCCCAGAGGAAGTCGCTGAGCGGGCATTAGACAGGATTATTCAGGTAGGCGACCAGTCGCATCCATTGGTTCGAGATCAAGCAATTGCTTTTCGCAATCATATTCGTGGTGTACTGGTTTTTTATATGAATGAAGCGGTAAAATTTGATCGTGTAACTTTAGCTCATAAACTAAAAGAAGCGGGTCATCCTGAATTAATTAAATTTTTAGAGGAGTAAATCATGGCATTTACAGGTAACTTTATGTGCACCAGTTTTAAGCAAGAAATTTTGCAAGGTGTGCACAACTTCACAAATGGTACAGGCAACACGTTCAAACTGGATATGTATAACAACTCTGCTTCGTTTACAGCAGCGACTACAGCATATACAGCAACCAACGAAGTAGCTAACTCAGGTACATACACAGCTGGTGGTGGCACATTAACTAACGTTACACCAACAACTTCAGGTACTACAGCGTTTACAGACTTTGCTGACTTATCGTTTACATCTGCAACTATTACTGCATTCGGTGCATTGATTTATAACGACTCAGCTGCTGGCGATCCTACTGTTTGCGTACTAGACTTTGGCGGTGCTAAAACCTCCACATCAGGTACGTTCACAATTGTGTTTCCAACGGCAGATGCAACAAACGCAATTATCCGCATAGCGTAAGGAGCCAAAAATGGCTCTTGTCGTTAAGGACAGAGTTAACGAAACCTCGACCACGACAGGTACGGGGACGTTTACTCTTGCTGGTGCTGTTACAGGCTTCCAAACCTTTGCCGCTATCGGTGACGGAAATACGACCTATTACACAATCGTCCTGCAAGGCGGTTCTGAATGGGAAGTAGGGCTTGGAACATACACGTCTAGTGGAACGACATTAAGCCGAGATACGATTCTTTCTTCAAGTAATTCAAACAATGCGGTGAACTTTTCCGCTGGAACAAAGAACGTATTTTGTGATTACCCAGCACCTAAAGCGGTGTATGGCGATGCAACAAATACGGCTTTTGCAGCTCAGATTGCGGCATCTAACGGTTTAGTAATGAATAACATGACAGTAGGGACGACATTTACGATTCCCACGGGTTATTCAGCTAGTGCGGTAGGGCCTGTCACGATTTCAAGTGGAGTAACAATAACGGTTCCGTCTGGGAGCCGTTGGGTAGTGCTTTAAATGTTTGGCTTTTTCCCGTTCTCGGCTGCGCCGTTTTCGGATTTAGGTTCGGTCAGTGTTTCTGTCAGCCTTACTGGAGTTGCAGGTACAGGACAAGTTGGTAGCGTAGCAGTTACGGGTAGTGCGGTAGTTAACTTAACTGGTGTTTCAGCCACAGGTCAGGTAGGCAGTGTAACGATTCAAGCTGGAGCTAATGTTCCAGTAACGGGATTAGAAGCAAGTGGATTTGTTGGTAGCGTTACGGTAACAGCTGCAGCAAACGTAGATGTAGTAGGTGTTTCTGGATCTGGACAAGTTGGCGATGTAACTGTTAGCGGTGCAGCTAATGTCCCAGTAACAGGACTAAGTGCTACGGGGCAAGTAGGCAGTGTAACGATTGAAGAAGGTGTAGACGTATCGGTTACAGGTGTTTCTGGGTCTGGACAAGTCGGATCAGTCACTGTAAACGGTACAGCGGTAGTAGACGTAACAGGCGTATCTGGAACAGTTTTTGTAGGTACTGTTACTGTAAGCGGAACGGCTAATGTACCAGTCACTGGCTTACAGGCTGATGGACAGGTTGGAAGTGTTCTTGTTCAGGCTAGTGCGGTTGTAGACGTAACAGGAGTTGTTGGAACAGTATCAGTCGGTACCGTAGCGGCAAACGGAACGGCTAATGTCCCTGTAACAGGTTTAGAAGCAACAGGAAGCGTTGGAAGCATTACGGTAGAGGCTGGTGCCATCGTAGATGTAACAGGCGTTTCTGGGACTGGAGAAGTAGGTTCAGTTGTTGTTATACAAAGTGCTTCAGTCAATGTGACGGGCGTAGAAGCAACGGGACAAATAGGCGATGTAGTCATTCCTGTTAATGTCACAGGACTGCAAGCCACAGGATTTGTAGGATCGGTTTTAGTAGTTACAAACGTAAGCGTAAATTTAGTTGGTGTACAGGCAACAGGGCAGGTCGGATCGGTATCTTTCTGGATTTCAATTGATGATAGCCAGATACCGAATTGGGTGAATATCAATGATGGACAAACACCGACTTGGACTGATATTATTGACACACAAAGCCCAAATTGGGTGGAAATAGCAGCATAAGGATATTATGGCATCGACATATAGTGACCTAAAAATAGAGCTGATTGGCACAGGCGAGCAGACTGGCACCTGGGGATCCACTACCAACAACAACTTTTCGGTTGCGGTTAATGAAGCTATTACGGGTTCAGCAGACGTTGCTTTCTCTAGTGCAGACGTTACCGTCACCCTAACTGATACAAATGCTGCGCAGACAGCTCGTAATCTGCGTTTAAACCTCACAGGTACTTCAGGTGGTGCAAGACAGTTAATCCTTGGATCAGGTTGCCAGATTGAAAAACTGTACTTAATTAATAACGGTTTAGCAGATGCAGTCACGGTAAAAAACACATCAGGTACAGGAATTGCAGTCCCCGCAGGTAAGTCCATGTTCGTGTTTAACAACGGCACAAACGTAGTAGAGGCGGTTACAGGAGCAGTTAATCTATCCGTAGGAACTCTAGCAGTTACAGGAACATCTACGTTTGCTGGTGACTCGACTTACTCAGGCACAGGACAGGTCAAACTCCCAGCAGGAACTACAGCCCAAAGATCAGGTAGCCCAGCGGACGGCATGATTCGTTACAACACAAATCAAAATCAAATAGAAGGCTATATTAATGGCGTCTGGGGTGGTATTAGCGGAGCACAGGCAGGTGGTGCAATACTGACAAATAAAGACATAGCCAGTGTCAATTACACTATTTCAACAGGCGAGAACGGATTATCAGTTGGTCCCATAACGGTGAACAGCGGAATAACAATAACGGTAACATCAGGACAAAGGTGGGTAATATTATGAGTCTAGTACTTCAATCTTCAGGCGGTGGATCGGTGACTATCCAAGAGCCTTCAACGGCTAGTAACTTTACGGCTACTTTGCCAGCGGTTACGGGAACTATTGCATTATCAGGAACAACGCCAGAATTTAATGGTATTACATTTCCAGCTACACAAGTACCAAGTGCTGATGCCAATACCTTAGATGATTATGAAGAAGGTACTTGGACACCTACATTTCGTGCTTCTACTACTACACCATCTAGTGTTACTTACAGCAATCAACAAGGAAGATACACAAAAATTGGCAGAGTTGTCTATGTTGAGTTTTACCTTAGTTTTACCGCTTATTCTGGTGGAAGCGGCACTGCTCAGATAGGTGGACTACCATTCACAGCCGCTGGTGCTCCATACTCTGGATTTTATTTTCAAGAAAATGCAGGTTTTACAGTTACTGGAACATTCTATTCAATGGTTGTACAAGTAGGTGCTGGATCAACAAATGGTGTAATCCTTAAACTAGCTCCCAATACAAGTTCTGCAGGTGTTGATATAGCCCAAATTAC